CATAACCACCGATTGCTTGTTCTAGAATTAATAAGTTTGTATTTGTAATTTGTCCCCAAGTTCCAGAGTTTTCTCCAGTTGCTTGTACTGTAAGTTTTAAACTAGCTGATGTAGAGTTTGCCATAATTTTTATCTCCGATTTACTTAATTTATTAAATTTTTGTTATAGTGTCAAACTATAATTATGCAGCATTTGTTGAAACTTCCTGCCATCCTGGAGGGTCAACTGGTGCTGTGCCAGTATTAACTTCGTTCCAAATCAGTACATTTGTAGCTGTTCCTAAGCCCATTGTCAACAAGTTTCCTGTAGGAATTACTTTACCGGTACCTGTTGCAGTTAATGTTCCAACGTTAGTAAATAAATTAGTTAGGCCTGTAATATTAGGTATAGTATTTGCATCTAAAACAGCTGTTCCTAAGTTAGCTGATAAACTAAATGTAACATCTGGAACTGCTAAGAAAGTTCCATTACCCCATTTAGACTCACTCCAAGTACCATCACTCCAGCCCATAGCTGTTAAGACCCTAGTAGTAGCATCACCAGTAATATTAAAATTACTTATTGGTGATAAATTCATAGCCATTGCTTGACCAGTAGCTTCTGCATCTGGTTCAGGATCAACACCACTAAAGTTTTCTTGCATTGACATGGTCAATGTATTTACTTGTTGATTACCATAAACTCCAAATCCCCAAGAAGATTTAAGACCCCATGTTGAAGCTGATTGAGCAGATATTTCTGCGATAGTAATATTATCTCCAATTGCTGTACCTAAAGCAATTGACATTGGCAAACTTCCAGTGGTTATAACTTCAGGGTCATATGACACTGATATGGTCATTGGAATACCTGTAGGTTCTGCAACAAAAGCAGCAAATGCATTTACTGTACCTGGATCTGCTATAGTTAAAGGATTACCTGTAGGAGTAACATTTGAATCTCCATCAAATGCTAGACCTGCACTACCTTCGAATGCAGTCATAGTTTGACCAGCTACATCAACTACTTGAATTGATGCACCCCATCCTTCAACTCCCCATCCGTCTGAACCCCATCCTGTATTAATTTCATTGTCAATTACTACGTCATTCAATGACATAGTTATTGGAAAATTATTTGCAAAAGCTTGTCCTCTTATACCCCAAGCATTAATATCCCATCCTAGTCGTCCCCAACCAGCATTTATTTCTGTATCAATTAAAACGTTATTGTCCAAAGACATGGACATAGAATTACCAGCAGGAATTACTGTACCGTATCCATTCCACACACTTGTTCCCCAAGTGAGTCTTCCCCAACCTGTACTTGATGTTTGTTCTACTTGTCCAAGATTTGCAGATAAACTAAATCCAGTAACTAATTGATTTCCTGTATTAACAGATCCCCACTCACCAACGTTCCAAGTGTTTGCTCCCCAACCTAAACCTGGGTAACCTGCTACACTTCCTAAATTAAAAGACGCACCTATCCCAGTTACAGAAATATTATTTACATCTGTATTCCAAGAATTGTCGCCCCACGATGCTTGACCCCAAGTGGTTGCCATAGGAGATTACCTCCTAAGATTAACCAGAGATCCTTAGAATCGCTGCTGTTGATGTTGGCGCTGGAAACTGAATTGTGAAAGTTCCTGATGTAGCTGTTTTATCTGCTCCAAAATCTAAAATACAAACTGACGCATTAGTAGTGTCAGAAGATGTATTGTAAATCATAGCACCTCTAGCTGTTAACGTCACTCCAGTAAAAGATCTGTCTGCGAAGTCCGTTCTTGCTACACCCGCAGTCATAGAAGTTCCTGAGTTAACTAACAGACCACCGCCAGAAGCGTATTGACCACTCGCTGAAACTTGTCCAGTTGTAGTAAAAGATGTTGTAGCTGAATTTAGAGTTGCTGTAGAAACGTAAAGAGCTAATTTAAACTTATCACCACCAGTTTGTTTGAAATTCATGTCCGCTTCTAAAAGCTGTTTTTTAAATGAATTACAAATTGCTTGTGTTATTGCCATAGTTTTTTCTCCTTATTGTTTACCTATTCGAGGAACACCTGCTTGGTATTCATCCCGTCTTCGTCTTCCCATTTGTTCTATTGAGAAACCTTTGACTGCCTCTGTATATTTTTTATCATATAACTGGAGCATGTCAACGGGTCCTTTTAAAAAACCATAAGCCTCAACTAGGCAAGCATACAATAAGCCATTGGGAAATTTTTCACTTAAGTATGTAGTTGCATTTGTAGACGATAATCCTAAAGTTTTCAAGATATAATTTATTTGAATTGTATAGGTCGCATCAGGTGTTGGAGCAAAAACCAAAGTGTCCTCATCCCAATAGCTGTAATATTTGGGAACCCCTGTCTCTCCTTTAGGGTTATATTCAGACATAAAATTAGTATCTCGATACTGAAGAAAATCCCTATTATCTGCAGAAGCCGTACCATCTGAATCTACGATTTGAGCAGATCTAACTATTAACAAATCACTGGGTGTATCTATAAATCTAGTATTAACAACTAAACTAGCTGTTGCATATTTTCGATTGTTATCAGAATCTACTTCCCTTAAAATTCTAAGTTCAGCATCATTAATAAATCCATTTAAAATAGTATCTGTAAATACGTTACTTGATACTTCTGTGTAGTCTATAATTTTTTGTTTTAATTCTGCATATGTCATTAACTTCTCCCGTCCGTTATATTAACATTTAAAGGGCCGGCAATACAACCATTTCCTCCACCTGTGAAGTTAGCAACCCATGAGAAACCTTCATCATTGTCTTTTAAATAATAACCATTTTGATTAGTAACTGTTGGGGGCTGACCTCCGCTTGGAGAGGTTGTAGTATTTAAAGAATAAACTTCTCTTGCTCCAAAAATATTTGCTCCCGCATCGTGATTGCTTGCAATAGTATTTTTAGGAGTCTGTCCTCTAAACGGTGCATTAGTTCCTCTAATTAAACCAGATAAAGTTTTTGTTCCAGAATTATAAGCTGCGTATTGTATAATTTCATTTTCATATAGTCCAGTTGTAGAATTAATTTTTTCAATCATTAGATAACCACCGTTAGTATAAAATGAAGTTGCATCGTTTACTACCATTGAAGTATCTGTAGCAGTTATGTTTGCCGATAAAGTTGTAGTCATTTCTAGTTCTGCAGGCAAAATTAAAATTGCAGATCCTGTTGCTGACAAAGGTTGTGCTACACTCATTAATCTTACAAAATCCCCAACCAATATTCCGCTGTTAGGCTGAGATACTTCAAAAGTTGCTCCGACAGTAAGTAGATTTGGTGTACTAAAAGGATTTATCTCTAAAAAATCTCCTGTAGGTAATTCTAATCTAGCAGGTCTTGGATGCATTAATCCTTGTGGATCAGCAGTAAAAGGTTTTGGTTCTAATTGAGGTTGTTTAGGTTCATACTCTGAAGTATGAACTCTAGATCCATTCCATTCTCTAACCATTTCAGTATATGGATATTGCAAACCACTTCGGTCTGAAATAAATAATGCATGTTTTCCTCTTGCTGTGTTACCCATAATTATATACTCGGAAAGTAAGTTTTAGGAGAAATGTAAACACTAGCTGAAGATCCATCCTCTTCTAGAGCTCTAGCCAATTCATCCTCATAGATTAATTTTAATTCTTGTATTCTTGGTTGTGCATATTTCATAGCTAAATAATAACTTAAACCTGCTACCATGCATGGTACAAATCTATACGGTACATCTGTTGCATTACTATAAGCACCTGCATCTTGAATTCTTTTTTCATAATAAAAATTTATAACGTCTCCGTTCTGAGTAGAACTTGGAGTTAAATAAATTGTTATTAAAACATGGTCAATGAATCTTTGAACAAAGTATTGTGAAGGTTGTCCTGTTGCTGTTTTATTAGATAACGCCTGGTACTGAGATCTGTTTATTTTCTCTAAAGGTGAATCAACATTAGAATTATTTCTATAAGAACATTCTAAAATTTCTGTAGCTTGATTAACAAAGTTAGTTATAGAAGCTCCGTCTGCATGAGTTGCTGCAGTAGTTCCATTTACTCCTCTGGTTACTCCAGTGAGCTCTAAATTATTAAATCCCGTGTAAGAAATATTTTCAGATCCAACATTGATAGTACCAGAATCCGGCATACGATCTTTAGATGCAATAGTAATTCCAGCAGTTGCAGTTGTAGAAGTTATAGCTGCAGTTAGAGTGGATGTAACTCCATCAGAATTACCATCAGACGTTGCTCTAAAAATTCTATACTCGTTTTTATTTGTTTCTAAAGTAATGTTGGTATTTGCTACTTCCCAAAAATGAAGACCTCTGTTACCCCATTCTTGAAACATTATGTTTAACGATCTTCGAGCAGTTTTTAAATTATAACCGCTCATGTCAAATTGACCGAGTCTGTTATAAGACTCTTCAATTATCTCATCGATCGAAAACGTTTTGTCAAACGTTGTAGTGCCCGAAGTAGTGTTGGCCATTAGTTATCCTATGTATAGGTTATAGTAACACCAGGTGTGTCTGTTAAATCTAAATAAACACCTTCTTTAAATAAAATACCCGAACTAGGACACAGAACATTTAATCCTTCTGTTCCAAATTTATATGTGGCAATAGCAGTTCCAGCTGCTCCACCGCTTTTTAAAACAACGCTAGCACTGGCAACACCTTCTGCTTGAATAGAAGTTACTCTAGCTCTTTGTGTTGTAGGAACCATTTGACCATCTGCTACCGCATGGGCTACCGATTGATCGCTTGAAAATGAACTCATATTTTTTCTCCTTAAAATTAATATGTGGGGCCGAAGCCCCACACTAATTATTTATTACGTATCGCTAAATGGTGTAACAATAGTTCCTGATCCTAAGATCAAAGTATTGTGTACCAAGTATTGAGCAGTTTCTAACGCTGTAACTTG